CTTGCAAATGCTGGAGCAAATAAATTAGTTGATATGATGGGATCATCTACTGAATTTAACAATAATAAAGGTAGAGGTAAAGTTGGTAAAGGAGTATGGCGTGATTTAGGTAAAACAGTTGGACAAGACTTAGGACTACTTGCAAATGCTGGGGCAAACAAATTAGTTGATATGATGGGTTCTTCAACTGAATTTAATAACGGTAAAGGTAAAGTTGGTAAAGGTGTATGGCGTGATTTAGGTAAAACAGTTGGACAAGACTTAGGACTACTTGCAAATGCTGGAGCGAATAAATTAGTTGATATGATGGGTTCTTCAACTGAATTTAATAACGGTAAAGGTAAAATTGGTAAAGGTGTATGGCGTGATTTAGGTAAAACTGTTGGACAAGACTTAGGACTACTTGCAAATGCTGGGGCAAACAAATTAGTTGATATGATGGGATCATCTACTGAATTTAACAATGGTAAAGGTAAAATTGGAAAAGGAGTAAAACGTAAAGGACGATTTGAAAAAGGAAGTCCAGAAGCCAAAGCATGGGGTGAAAAAATGAGACAATCCCGACTTTCCAAACGTTAGAAACTTATTTCATAAGCCATAAAGAGACATATTTATATAATACATTAAATGATATGTTATATATACAGAATTCAAGATAATAATAATTCTAATCAATTTTATATTGGTTCAACATTGCATTTATCAAGACGTAAAAGCCATCATAAAAAAAATGTAAATAATAAACGCGGTAAATTATATTGGTGTAAACTATATTTATATATACGTAATAATGGAGGATGGGATAATTTTACATTTACTAAAATACATGAATTTCCAGTAAATAGTATAATAGAATGTGTTAATGAAGAACAAGCGATTATAAACTTATTGAAACCTACATTGAATTCTATAAAATCTTCTAAATTAGAAAACTGTACAACAACATATATACCAGATAGTATTTAAAAAGATAGTATGTTTATTAATAATGGAAAATATTGAAACTACTATAGTTGTATCAGAAGAAGTTCAAGAAGTTCAAGAAATTCAAGAAATTCAAGAAATTCGAGAAATTCAAGAAATTCGAGAAAAAACAGAAACTGTTCTATCTATTTCTGATCCTGAATCTGTTCCTAAAGTTTTACAAAATTCTGATGTTCTATATAAATCAGATATAAAATGGGCAAATAATACTGAATATATTGAACCAAATCATTATGAGATTGAAATGCTTGCTGGTACAAAAAAACCTAAAGAATTAATAGAAGAAGAAGCATCAGAAGAAATTGTATTAAAAACAGAAGAAGAAATCAAAGCACAAAAAGTTAAAGACCTACTACTTATTTTTAAAGTTGTATCACTAAATAGGTTAGGTCATCATCCAATTCTAAATACATCAACACTTCAACCACCACAACTTAAAGAATTTTTAGAAATGATGAATTCTTTAATTGATGATTACAATAAAGGATTTGAAGAAACTATTACTGGTGAGTTTAATAGAATTGTTGTTGAAAAATTATTCAAAAATAATACAGATGTTTCTCAGTATCCTATATATTCTTAATTCTTACATTTACTTACTTTATTACCATTTTAAACCATTAAAATAATGATTTAAAAAGGTATTATCATATTAATATTAATGAGTGGACAACCTTACAGATATGCATCAGACGTTGAAAATTTCCGTAATGATTATATGGAATCATTAGGATTACGGGCTAATTTAGACGATATGAATTTACAAGCAAATAAAAACTATAAAGAAACAGGGGCTTTACCTCCAAAATCAAATATGAAAGATATGAGAACAACATCAGAAATACTTGCTGATACTGAAAAACTTAAATTATCATTAATTGCTGAATTAAAGGCTGTTTGTTCTGTACAAATGGCTCAATCTGTAATTCAAAAAGTACAACAATCACCATTAAATGCTGATGGATCATTTTTAATTTGGTTTTCTCAAAATGCTCCAGAAATAGTACAACAACTTAAAAAGAAATATAAATTTGGTATTGCTGGTAATGAAAATGATGTTGAACAGATGGTAGCATTTATGACATCTATATTCAGTAAAACAAAAGATATGAGTTCATCGGTTAAAAGTGCATTTGATAGACCTACCAATTCATTGAATGGTGGTATTTCTGAAGGTGATTTAACTGAATTAAGGAAAAATTTTGATCAAATTCAATTTAAATTAGTATCGCAAGCACAAGCACCAGATACTCCTGAAAAGTTAGAAATGTTAAAATTGTTTACAGAAATTAGGAATCAATTTGATGCTTTAACATATGTATTAGATACAAGTTTATACAATCGTATGAAAGAAATATTTTTATCTACAAGTGCTAATCAAGGTAATATGGCTCAAGTTGGTATTAATTATCAAGGTTATACACAATGGCTAGAATTCATTGATAAATTACCATCATCTTCTGCTCTTAGGGCTTTATTAGATCAATTAAATAAATCAGAAAAGAATAAAAATTTAAATTTATCACTTCAAATTTTAATAAATCTTTCATCATTATTACCAACTATTCAAGATACAACTAGAATTAGTGGAATTATAACCAGGGTTATAACAGGTAATAATCCTGCTATTATTCAACAAACTGGACAACAACAACAAATAGCAGGACCACAAGCACCACCATTACCAGTACCTCAAGGTCCACCTCCTAACTTACCTCCAATGGGTGGTATTACTGCACAAACTGCAAATGATATTTCTAGATTAATATTAATGAATATATATGATGAAGTAATACGAGTTGGGCTTGGATTACCAATATTACCAGGAACTCAATCTACCTTTATGACTGGAAGATTTTTACAACCTTTATTTCATGTAATAAAAAATATGCCAAATATTAATTCAGTTAATGTAAATATGGTTCAATTAAGACATGCTATTGATATTTTTACAACTAATAATCATACTGCTCCTGATATGACATATATGTCTGATGAAATTGCACCTTATAATGATTCACAAGAATATGCTGAGGCTAAATTACCTATATTGAATAATATCATTCGTAATATTGCTGGATATTCTATGACTGGTTTTGGTTTACATGGTAAAAGACGAGGACGTCCTAAAGGTTCTGGACTTGTTAAACCTATTTCTGAACGTATTGATCATACTAAAGGAATCAAGCAAGGTCATATTCATGTTCCTTTTGGTAAATATATACTAAATAAAAATAAATTAGATTCAGACTTAGTATACTTTAAACATAATAAAGGTTATGGTGTTAAAGGTTTTCCTATGACTAAAGTATCTAAAAATTTAGGTAGTATATTACGAACTATTATTGGTGGTGGTGTTCCTAAATTTGAAGATCTTAGTAATTTATCAGAACATGAAAAAGAATATTTACATAAAGTATCAAAACAAGCGGGAATTATGGATAAAATAAGCATCCCAACACCATCTAAGGATAAGCAAGAACAAGATATTCATCAATTTGAAGTGATGAAAGGTGAGTTATTGTCTGGTAATGACTCACCCGAGTTAGTTAAAAAATTTAAATTGATTCTTTTACGTCTTTCTAAGAACGGAACTATACCTAAACGGGAAAGTATGGAACTCATGGAGGATTTAATTCAACTTGGATTTTAACTCCCTTTAAAAATAAAAAACATACTAATAATAAAAGTTCCAAAGTTCCAAAAAAAAGAGAATATTATAAAGTCGCCTACACGAGAACAAAAAAGAATAGGATCTTTGAGAAATTAAGAAATTTTTGGAACTTTGGAACTTTCATAAACATTATAAAGAATAAAAGACTTATTGTTTATAATGGCAGTATCAGGAATATATAACTTTCATCCTAAAGTAGATAACCCAAATAAAATATTTTATCAAATGGAATCTGGAGAATTTCAAAAACCTTTTTATTTTGGTGGGTCTCAAGTTCCTATTAATTTAGGGACTATAAAAGGTTCAGGTTTCAGAGATATGTATAAACCATCATCTAATGATCTTAAATTTATACACATGAAAGGTCATGGTTTAGGATTAGGATTAAAAACAACTCATAGAAAGAATGATAATATTAGACGACCAAAATTACTATTTATGAAATAAACATTTAAAAACATATCATGTTATATAAATAATGTTCGTAATAGTAATGAATTCCACAAATATTGTTCAAGATGGATTGAACAATAAACTTGTTTATAAATTTCCTAACTCAGTCGTATTAAAAGACAAATATATTGCTGTAAGTAGTATTAGTATGTATTATTCATGGTTTAATATAACCGCGTCTATTGGTAATAATACATTTACATTTACTTGGACGGCTGGGGCTGTGTCTACAACTTATACAATTACAATTCCAGATGGTTTATGGGATGTACAAGCATTGAATAACTATATTCAATATTATTGTATTCAAAAAAGTTTATATTGGACAGTAGGAGGTCTTAACTATTATCCTTTTGAATTAGTTATTAATTTAAATAGATATGCTGTACAATTAAATACATATTACATCCCTACATCACTTCCATCTGGTGCATCAATTCCGTCTGGATTTCCTGGATGGCCTACCACGGCACAAAACTCAGTTATTACTTTTCCATCATCTTTTAATACTATTGTTGGTTATACTGCTGGATTTTCAAGTGCTGCTAATGTTGGAGGTGCTACAACATTCGGTACTGCTTCATCATCAACTAACTATGCATCAAAAGATTCGGCAAATACTATTTCTTACCTATCAAACACTTCTCCAAATGTTCAACCAAATAGTAGTTTATTATTTGTAATGTCTAATATTAATAACCCATATACTCAACCAAGTGGTATTATTTATAGTTTGAATAGTAATGTTGGAGTAGGTGAACTTATTTCTGAAAAACCACCAAATTTTATGTGGAATAAAATGATTGATGGTACATACAATGAATTGAGATTAACATTCCTAACACCTACTTTACAACCAATATTTATTAATGATCCAAATATGACTATTTTATTGACTATCAGAGATAAAGATGAAGGTTTTCTTGGAACAAAGTAAACATATTACCGACTAAAACATATTACCGACTAAGGTTCTAAAAGATTTAAAGATTCAATAACATATATATATTATTATGGACGAACAATATATTAATAGACTTATTAATGATATCCAAACTGAAAGAACCAAATTATTCAATGATTTAAAAAACGATACAGATCTTCAAAAGTCTAGTATTTTAAATCAAAAACTATCATCATTAGACACGATGTTAAAATCAGTTTTTAAACTCAGAAATTTAAACATTAAAGAAAAATTAAAATTTACGTTGTAAAATACAAAACAATTAAAGACATATTAACTATATGTGATTAATGGTAAACAAATCAACAACGTTAGTTAAACTTCCGCATCATAATTCATCTACATTAGGTTCTAGTATTGGGTGTGGATCTAGGAGTATGAGTTTTATCAAAGGTTCTGGAATGGGATCTGTTTTATTAAGACCTGGTGGTGGTGGATCGGCATCTTCCTATATGGATATGGATGATTATATCGCTACAACTGGTATTAATCCTTACACTCGGGCTGGTGTAGTACAAGGAAAAGGACTTGCTGATAGTATTGCATCTAAATTATCTAAACTAAATATTGCACCACCAATGAGTGGACCTAAAAAGAAAAACATTGTTATGTGTATGTAATTAATTTATAAAAGACTTAAAGATAAATGATCTTTAATGATAATGTGTGATAAACTAGTATTTGATCTATCCCAAGAAGTTGAGGGATCTCCTAATGTTTTCGTTCGTAAAGATTGGATTAACATTTTAGATAACCAAAACCAAAACTATAGTAATAATCAATCAATTATTGATACGAGTCAGCTCAGCAACTCAAACAAGTATATGTCGTACAGAGAGGGGTATCTAGCCGTCCCAATGCTTTTAACTATGGGTACTCCATTAGGAACAAACTATGTATCTTTCCAAACCGGAACAGGAGTACTTCCTGCTGCAACCCCAGCATTTAATAACTTTGCAAGTGCTGGTGGTAGTGATTATGTCCTTGGACTAAAAAATTGGTTTGGTACAATCATTCATAGTTTAACGTTGGATTACAACGGCACAACTATTGTACAGCAAACTCCTTACGCCAATATGTGGAATTCATTCAAACTGATGACAAGTCTTTCATACCAAGATGTTTTAAGTCAGGGAGATACAATTGGATTTTATAATGATGAATCAACATCATTTTCTTTCTACCCAACTGGAGTAGGTGGAGATGTAAATACTGTTGCGACAGCAGGTACTGATTTTGTACTTAACGGAGGTACTTGTAATAATAGTAATTATCTTGCATCTCCTGTTGTAAGTGGTTTTAATAACTCTTTCCAATCTGGACAAGGCAATCCTGGACTATTAAATCGTCAGCAATTAATTAACTTCAACGGTGCTGGTCTTGCTGGTCCTGCTGTTGCAAGTTTTGGTGCTGGAATTACTACATCAACATACACTAGTCTTTTACAAACAAATGCATTAACTACTTTATGGAAAAACTATGTAATTACTCGTACATCTGGACAACTTACTACTACTGTGGCAAATGCAATTTCCGTGACAACTGCACCAATTTTACAAATCAATTTAATGGCTATTATTAAACTTAAACACATTCATAGTTTCTTTAATATGTGTCCTCTTCTTAAAGGTGTGTTTATGAAATTAACTCTCAACTTAAATAATACAACTACAACCATTATTAATACCTATTCGGGTACTGGTGCTGGTGCTCTTTCCTATTCTGGTATGTATATTTCAACCGTATCTAATGCTGTTGGTGGTGTCAACCCGTTAATGATTGCTTCTCCATCGACATCTAACGGTTCTATTACTGCATTTGGTACAACTGGAACTATTACTACTACTACAAGTGGAGGTACTGTTCGTATTACTACTCTGGTTAATCTTGCGGTTGGTGCTAGATGCTTAGATTCTAACCTTGCGGGTATTTCTGGATATACTACTGGTGCTCTTGCTCAATCTATTTATTTATATGTACCTGCATACACATTTAATCCAGTATTTGAACAAGCATATCTATCAACTCCTGTAAAACAAATTAAATACACTGATATTTATCAATATCAAATTACCAATATCGCCTCTAACGGTTTAATTAATAACTTAATTACAAACGGTATTGCTAACATTAAAAGTATTTTAGTTTTACCATTTTATTCTCCTCTGGCTGGTACTGCTGTGACAAATGCTAAATCAGGAATTTTATTCAATCCTAATACTTGTATTGCAACAGGTATGCCAGTTTATCAGAGTCCATTCGATCCTGCTGGATCTGGATGCACTTCTCCATTATGCCATCTTACAAACTTCAATGTTCAAATTTCTGGTCAGAACGCAATCTACAACTTACAGAAATACAACTTTGAACAATTTAATGATCAACTTTATGGTCAGAATGCTGTTAATGGTGGTCTTACTGATGGTCTTACATCTGGTCTTGTTGGTCGTCAAGACTTTGATATGGAATACTGTTATTACTACGTTAATGTTGAACGCATGCTTCCAGTTGAACAATCTGTTCCTAAATCTGTACAAGTTATTGGACAGAATATGTCTTCTAAGGCTTGCGATTACTGGGTGTTCGTTGAATATGGAGTTGAGATCTCTATCGATGCACTTACAGGTGCTAGGGTTTAAAAAAATAAATAAAAAAGGTTTAATAATTAATAATTATGGTTATTAAACCAGAATTAATAATTAGATAATGCAAAATGATTTAAACACATGATTGATTTAATTGTTAATGCATACTTTACAAATAGACGCAAGCCCATCACAAATTAGGCGATTACATAAAGGTCATAGAGTTCGTGTAAAAAAAGGAACTGGATTTGAATTATTAGTCCATCCACAAACATATAATATTGTTTCAAGATGTTTTAGTAAAGGAAAGGGTTCTGAAATACAACTATCACCTGAAGAAATTCAAATGAATCAAAGTATCAGTAGGGCTGTAAGTCCTGAAGCACATAATCCACCATTACAACCAAAAGGATCTGGACTTGCAGATGTTATGTCTCATGTCAAACTTGCTGATTTATTGAATGAACATTTAGGATCTAATTACGGCTATCTTGCTCGTGCTGGATTAGATAATGCTCTTTCAGGAATGAAAAGTTCGGCATTAAGTAAAATGGGTATTGATGCTAGATATGCACGTGCTCCAACTATTCAAGTACCTTTAGGTTTAGATGGTCCTCCATCACGTATGGTTGGAGGACAACTAGAAAAAGGATCTATTGGTCGTAATGGTGGTATGTTATCAACATATACTCCTCCAGCATTAGTATCACAACCATTTAGTGCAAATTTCCAATTCCAACACTTTCTTCCACCACAATACCAACACTTTAATACCGGTGGACATTCTGACGTAATGGGTAATGGGTTATCTTTATAATAACTCATATAAAGGTTAAATAATATATATTATTAATATGTCCTTAACTGATACACAACTTACAGACCTAGCGAAACGTATGAGAATTCCTCTTGCTGGTATAGTTTTTAAAGATGAACTAAAATCACCTCTTGAATATAATAAAGCATATATCGTTAACTTACAAGATAGTACTGACGATGAAGGAAATGATAACGATGGAACACATTGGACTTTTTTACAACTTGTAAAATATCCAAATGGTAAAATTGAAAAAATATTCTTTGATCCTTATGGTGCTCCTCCAAGTTCTAATATTAAAAAGGTAGTTGAAGAAACTACAAAATCTCCAGGATTACCTTTTACTGAAAAAGATGTTCAAAGTTTAATGAATAATGCTTGTGGATGGTATTGTCTAGCCTTAGGTCATTTCATTAATGCATCACATTTTAGAACTGGAAGTTTATACGACGATGTATCATGTTTTATGGATCTTTTTGATGATCTTAATAAATCTGTTGATTTTAAAAAGAATGAATATATTCTAAAACATTTTTTCAGATCAGAAGATCCATCACTTCGTAAAGAAATAGATGTTATATCTAGTGAAGATGAAAAGGGTGGTATTGATGCATTTAAAAACGATCCTAACATGATTAAAATACCTGTAGAAACTAAAATGATGACATAACAGATATAAAGGAATAATTCTATTATATATATAATGAGTGAAGAAACAACTACCCAAATTAAATATAGTTCATACACCCCAGCACAGAAACGGGCGTCTCAATTATATCGCCAAAAAAATAAAGACAAGATTAATGAACAACGAAAAAAGTATTACCAAATGAGAAAGGAAAAAGATCCTGATTTTTTAGAATATAAAAGGTTAAAGGCTAAAGAATATTACGAAAAAAAGAAACTAGATAAAGTAGTAAATGCTGTAGTCAAACACGATATAGTAATAAAGAATATTTTACCAGAACAAAAAATTGAAATTGAACTTGTTGATACAATGGGATTGCTTAAAATTTTAACCTCAGATAAAAAACCTGAATTAAAATTTGATGAAGTAATGACGGAAGTTATTACGGAAAAACCATTATTAGTTCCACAACCTAGTTTACAAGAAATTCCCATGCCAGACATCGTTCTTTTACAATCTAGTAAGATGGACGTTGATGTTCCTACTGACGCTAGTGTACAACTTCCTAAACCCTTAAAAGGAAAAAGACAGTCTAGCAAGAAGAAGGTAAAATCTGACTTAGAAAAGAAAGAGTAAACAAAAAAACAATTCATATAGTGGGGAAAACCCCATGATATGAATTTACTTATTTTTCATTACATATAATCAAATGATTATATATATGAACCTTATTACGTAATAATATATATGCATTATATCTTTAAGTTGTTTTTAATGATATTTAAAGTATTCCAGAACATCATGAGCACTCATTTTATAAAATGAACTAATGAATGTTCCTAATGTAATAACACCAATATTAAAGGTTATAATAATTAACTCATGATTCTTATTCATTATATAGTATATGTAATATTACTTTATATAGTAATCACACGAAATAAAGGGGATTATCTAAATATTAAGATTAATATATAGATTATGATGGAAAATATTAATATAAAGGTTAATTAAAAATTTTTAATTAATATATTTCTTAACATTTTCATGCATTAATCATATATTAATCTTAATATTTAGATAATTGGGGGAAATTACTATCAAACTTAATAATCATTTAACGAAATATATATAATTGTAATAATAAAAATGTCAGTTCTGAAGGTAAACGAGATAAACTTAAATTTTTACGTTGTATACAATATTCAAAATGTATAGCATCAGAAAATGTTCCTCTATAATTTAGACCATCAATTTTATAAAATATATGTCTATTACAATAGTTTCCTTTCTTCCAGTCTGGTCTGGATATAGGCATTGAATACTCTTTAATTATTTTCAATATATCGTCTGGTAATTCCATTAATATTTATAGATTATATATCTTTAAATATATCCATAATCAAAATTATCATATTCTTCTGTATCATCAAAATCATCATAGTCTTCTATATTACTAAAGTCTTCTGCGAGTAATTTAATCATATCAGTAAAATTAAAATATGTGTATATATGTCTATTTAAATAACATCCAAGTCTCCAGTCTGGTCTAGATAATGGCATTGAATATTCTTTAATAAGTTTTACTACATCGTAAGGTAATTCCATTATAATCTAAATAGTATATATATCTTTAAATGTCTTAAAAGGTTGTTCCGTAATAGTCAATAATGATAGGTGGAAAGATCACACAACAAAAAATAAGTATGGCTAATAAAATTAGACCTATTACTGAAGAAGAAGCATTTAATGATTTGGAAAAACTAATTGATATACATCCTACTAAAAAGGATTTGAATAAAAGGATAGGTAATACTCTTATTGATTATTATATGTTTCCGTATAGACTAGATGTAATAACATATAAATATAAAGGATCTAATTTTTATGATTTTGTTAAAAGTCCGTCATCATATCTAGGTGATAAAGGATATACTTACTATAAAAAGTTTATTAAAGATAGTAAAAATACACCATATCATTTTTATACATTATATGTTTCATCCGTTTCTATATTCAAACCATTATTATCAAAGTATATATATGAGTTATTTAATCCAACATGTATATTAGATCCTACTATGGGTTGGGGTGGTAGAATGATAGGTGCTATGGCTATACCTAATACTAAATATATAGGTTTTGATACTAATACAGATTTAATAAAACCATACAAACAGATGATTAAAGACTTAAACATATCTAAAAGAGTAAAGTTATATTTTAAAGACAGTTCTAAATCTGACTTTTCTAAATTTAAATATGACATGGTATTTACATCACCTCCATATTACAATAAAAATAAACTGATTGAACATTATGAAGATATGCCTACATTTGAAAGTAATGAAGATTGGTATGATATCTTTTTCTATCCTGTTTTTAGTAATGCATATAAGTACATGAAACGTGGAGGATACTTTTGTATTAATACTAATAAAGATGGTTATGAGATGTTGAAAAGGTTTCTGGGTAAATGTGATAAAAAAATCAATATTAAAAATCAAAGCGGTAATCGTATTAGAGATGAAAAAGGCGAGTTTAAAAATACCTCTACAGAATATATTTATATATGGCATAAGTTATAAAGTTCCAAAGTTCCAATTTTATTAGACTTTCTCAAACTTACTATACCTTTTTATTTTTTTGTAAGCAAGTTTGTAATTTTAATATATTTTTGGAACTTTGGAACTTTAGATAAGGATGTATTTATTTTATTATTTAATGAGTAATGAAATAAGTACCGAAGAAGGATCAACAGAATCAAGTTGGTCTGATGATATAGAATTAATATTGAAAAATATATTATACAATTCTAACGTATTATCATCACAACATAAAATTAATTATTTACAATATAATGCACGTCTAAAATATTATAAGATTCCTGTAATTATATTATCCGCGGTTAATTCTGTATTATCAGTAGGATTATCACAATTTATAAAACAAGATGTAGTTTCTGTAATTACATGTTTATTGAGTCTGTTTTGTGGATGTATAAGCAGTATAGAATTGTTTATGAATATTAATAAGAATCAAGAAATAGAATTAGACGCATATAGAGGTTTTACTTCTTTATCAGTTAAATTAAGTTCTACATTAAAGTTAGAACGTCAGAACCGTGATTCTCACGGCACACAATTTTTAACATCAATTATAAGTGAGTATAATAGATTATTTGAAAATAGTTTAGTACTAATTTCAGATATAGACGATAAATTAATAAATTTAAATATAGTTGAAAAGAAAAATGTATATAATCCTTTAGGATTGTTTACACCAAAAAAACAACCATCATTAAACGATGTAAATGAAGAAAAGAATAACGATCTAATTATTCATAATCACTAGATGATCCGCTTGAGGTATCGGAGTCATCATAATGTACTCCTTCTCCTGATATTTCATAACCTAAATCTTTCAATATTTCATCAAGTTTTTTCACACTCATTCTAGGTATTTTTTTATCAATTATTTCTGATACAATCATATGAATATCATCTGTATCAGTAATATGAGGTTTATGTTTCTTTACATATTCTGTTAATGGTTTATATTTTTTATCACCTTTGTATGAGTTATCTTCTGGTTTAACGGCTTTTGATTTTTTAACTTTTTCTTTAATTTCTTTCTTTGGTAATAATTCTCTATATTCTTTTATCAATGCATTAGCATCATCAATTTCAGATGGTTTAGCAGTATAATAAAAATTATCCCGAAGTTTATTCAATTGCTTAGTCATAGTACCTCCTGTAGTTTTATTTTCATCTAAAATTGCTTTGAATTGATTAACATAGTGTTGTACCAATGGTGATACATCTTTTACTTTATGCTTGTATGCTTTTTGATCCATTTTCATTTCTTTGTAATCTTGTTTTGATGGGTGATATTTTAAATGTTCCTTATCAGCCTGTACAAGTTTCTTTAGATCCTTTTTTGGGGCTTTAAGTAATTTATCAATTTCAGCATGAATGTCATCTATCTCTTTAGATGCTTTCATGGTATCAATCTTTTTAGTTTTTGGTGTTTTAATCATCATTTCAGCAATTGAAATTACTTTTGATAAATCTTTTGATTTTGTCTTTTTAGGAATTTTAATAGATTCAATTTGTTTAATTAAATCTTCAATATCAGATTTAAGATTTGTATCTTTTGTTTTTACGACTTTTGGTTTTAAGATATTTAGTAATCTTGATTTAACACTTTCAAAATCAACATTACCAACATCATGACCAATTCTATATTCATAATGAATATCAGTAATTTGTTTTCTTGTTGATGCTGGTAATTGTATATTTGCCAGTTCATCAAAGATGTCATCAATCTCATCACGAATCTTTTTATGTTTCTTTCTCCATTCTCCTAATATTTTTTGTTCTTCAGGTGTAAATGGATCTAAAAAATCTTTTTTAGGTTCAACTAAATTCTTTGATTTAGGTTCTTGTTTTTTTTTACTATTTTGAATATCTAAAAATTGACCTTATTTATTTTTATATAATCGTTTTTGGTGTTCAGTTTCATCTGTTCTTCCTGTTATATTTGGCATATAATATATTATACATTTTTGTTTTTAACTGATTTTTTAATTTTACTTTTAGTTTCAATTTTAGGTTTATTTACATATTTTGTATTTACAATTGTCATTTCATTTGGTAGTAAATCAAACCATTCAGTATAATTATTACCTTTTTTTGTATAAATTTTTTTACCCATTGCATTTACTATTTCAGGAGCATTTGGACAGAAATATTTTGTTGCTTTTCCATTAATAACAACTTGTTTCATTGGACATCCATTTTCTAGTTTTCCATTAATATTTATTTTTTTCCAATTATTTATTAAATTTGATATAGAATAATTATGTACATTTTTATCTTTTAAATATATATTTAGTCCTACTTCTTTATTATTAGTAGTTTCTGTCCAACTATTAGTTTCTTTACACCAAATATTATATAATGTATATTTATCTTCTTTTTCATTATATTTCCAACATGGTGTAAAAGATACATTTCCTTCTAGTTTTGATAATTGTATAGAAGCATAATCTGATTCTGGATAATATTTACAATCTGATATAGATGAAGGATTCTCTATATCATATAAAGTAAATTTTGATAAAGGTTCTATATTACCATGAAATTTAACCATTATAGGTTTTCCTGTATCAGGATTTAAATAAATAGGATTAGATGCACATAATACAAAATCTTCCTTTGATTCTGAATTTTCTTTTAAAATATCTTGTCCTTTTTCTATCATTACTTTTTCATATGCTGTTCCTTTGTTTTCATCATTACCTTCTTTCATTAATTTATTTACATCTTTTATAATAGCATTTAATTCACTTTTTTCTTTTGTTTCTTCTTTTGTTTGTTTTTTTGCTCCTTTTATATAATTACTAATATCTTTTATAAATTCTTCATATGTAATATTTGGATAATTAGACAAAATTTTAAGAGAAATATCAAAATATTTTTTTCCTACTATATCTTTTAATTTTTCTTGAATTTTAAATATATCATCCTTAGATGTAGGTTTTAGTTTTACTTCTTTTTCTAAAACATTTTCTAAAAACTTTTCTTCATTTTCTTTTTCTTCATTTTCTTTTTCTTCTCTTTCTTTTCTTTCTTTTAAAACATCATCTATTTCATGTATTATTTGATCAATCACTTTAGATGTTTTCTCTGCTTTTCTCTTTTTAGATTTTTCATTTAATAATCTTTCATTGGCTTCAATTAACACATCTCTCATTTCTCTAGTTTCAAGTGCATCACTAACTGGATTTAATGATGGTTGTTCATCAATAAATCTAAGATCTTCATTATTATGATCATCAATTATTTCTTTAACAGATCCATCTGTATTTCTATAAATATGTAATGCTTCTCCATGCATTCTTTTTCTGTATTGTGGTAAATGATACCCTAAACCACCACGTCCAGAATGTGGAAATGGATTATGACCGTCATTATATAAATATAATAGTTTTTTAAGCATATTATATTTATAATGTTATTCTTGTTTTATATAGATTTGTTCTTGATTTCTACTAGATCCCATCGCCTTCATATCATCAGCCATCTCTTTATTCAATTTAATAGTATCTTGATATTTATTAGAAAGGTATGTATGACGCATCTGATTAACACTTGCTTTCTTTCCAAAGATCTTATTAAGACGTTGTGTAAGTTTAACATTTGTTAATTTATTACCATTACTATCAAAGAATAAATATTCTGTAGGATTAACCTTAATCCACTTAGTCAAAATCTTCAATAATTCAGATGGAATTGGTATCTCTTGTCGTTGATAAGTCTTCGCAGTTTTATAAGAATTAAAAACCATAGATTTCTTATTGATGTAATTATCTTTTTCCTGATCAATACCTTTGATTTTAAAATCAACATAATCTTTAGATCGTCTTGGTGGTATGAACTTTCCAGATAGTACACATAAAATAATATAATTTTGAATTTCTTGTAAATCAATCATTGATAGATCTTTCTTTTTATATAGATGTTTAACAACTTGTTCCATATGTTTAAATATCTCATCAATCTCAGATGTATCAACCCATGATTCAGTTTGTTTTTCATTCTTCATTTGATTTGATTCATTTGATTTATATTCCTCAATATCTTTCATCATTTGATCACGATATTTTTTATTATCAGTAATTACAACCAAAGCGGCTAGAATGGTTTTACGTTTATTAGGTTCTAAATCCTTCAATGAATGAAGAATCTTATCAGCATTATCAAAGTTTGATACATCAAATTTGTCATCTTTGAATACATTGATATACAAGTTTTTCAAAATACTTAAATAAGTTGAAATACTTGATTTTGAAATATTTGGTTTGTTATGAATAATTAAATCCTTAATTTGTTCTGTCATTAATTATATATTAAGATTAATCTTTAAATATTAATCAGAATCAGAATCAGACATTTGATTTTTCTTCATAATCTTTCTACCGTCTTTGGTTGTTCTTGGTATATCTTTTAGAAATGTATCTAAATTATAATAATCAAGGAAACCTTTTCTATATTTCTTATTCCTTTCACACTTACCGCCTGTAATAATTAAAGGTCTAAGTTTTACTGATACAGCATCATTAAATATAGCATTCATTTCATCTTTATCTAAATCTCCAGCCCATTCATTCATGATAGCGGTTCTTTCGCGTTTAGATCCTCCTAAATCTAATAAGACTAAATATGAACTATTCTTTCTTATAAATTTAGGAATATCATAATATGACTGAGATAAAAATATCACACTACATGATTTCTTACGTGCTCTCATATAATATTCTTCTACAGGTTGTAAGTTTTTAGACAATACTAAATCATCCCAACAAACTAAATGATTATATTTTTTATCCATATCATCCAATTTAGGTGTACTATGCATTCCTTCTTTTACTTGAATTTGTTCAAACTCTCCACTTAGATAGTTATACAATGGTTCATCTTTATTACGAGTGATAATTGAAATATCAGAAAATGTACCTTCACCTTGACTAAATACTTTGATAAGATTTAATAAGAAATTTGTCTTACCAGACCCCGATGGGGCAACGATACACATGCGGAAAGGAATATCAAAATTATGAAATTTATAATTTGGGTTCTCAATTTCATCTAAATATTTTTTAGGTACGTGTTCATAAAAATTTATGATTTGTCCTTTATTATCACTGAGTACTTTTTTTGAAACTCTTGGCATTATTTAATATATATAATTTTTTCTTTATATTTAATTTTTATGCTATTCTTGTTGCTGATAAATAAGTTGTTTTATTAGCATCTCCGTAAATGTTAGGTGTACCAGTCGCAGTGTATATATTATCGGCAATTACACTTATAACCATTGCAGCTGTATTATTACCTTGAATAATTGCAGAACCAGTAGTTCCACAATTTGTTGTTGCTCCTGCTTGAATACCGTTAGCAGTAGTTGAATTTCTTCCAAATTGAGCAGGTCCTCCTGTTGCTTGATTTGTTGCTGTCATATAAGATCTAAATAAGGAAAAAGTAGTTGTTCCACCAGAGTTAGTATATGTCAATTGAAATTGAACAAGCCATGTTCCTCCTATATATGGTAAAGTTAAAGTTAATGGTGTAATGGTTGTTGGATTACCTGTTGAACTAGCAATTGAAAAGTTTGTTGTACAAGTTGTATATACTGTATAACCTAATTGTAAACTTGTAGGTGCAGTAATACCACTTCCAAGTGTAATATTATTTGAACCACCAATTGTTAATCCACTAGTTGCTGTTAATAATCCGGCTGTTGATGCTGTTCCTAAAATAGCAGTATTAAAAGTTGATCTTCCAATTTGAACTAAATTTGATGTCGCTGTACCAATATTTAATGTTGTTGTTATAATAGAATCAACTGTATTTGTTGCAAGGTTAGCCGTTGCCGTTAATAAACCGGCTGTTGAGGCTGTTCCTAAAATTGCTGTATTAAAAGTTGCTCTTCCAATTTGAATTAAATTTGATGTTGCAGTACCAATATTTAATGTTGTTGCTGAAATAGAATCTACAGTATTAGTTGCAATATTTGCTGTTGCTGTTAGTAATTTTTGTGTAAACGATGGCGAGTATAAATAAATAGTAGATGTAGCATTAATATTACCTAACCCTATAGAACAAGTTGCTGATGCTCCTGATCCAATATTAATAGCACCTGTACGTGCTGCATTTGTTCCAATGTTTATAACTGCTCCCGCTCCTGTTTGTTGATTTCCAATACCTATTTGATTTGTTGTTGGTGTTCTATTTTCAATTTGTGTACCAGTTATCTGTAAACTTCCTATTGTGATTGATGATTGGGTATTACCTACATTGATTGTATTTGATATTGTAGATTGTGTACCTATTTGTAATGTTCCGGTAGTTAACGATGGTAAAAGTGTAAATGTTGATGAAGAATTTGGTGTATCAAAAATATTTGCGTTAATAGTATTTAATCCATTTAATACTCCATAAGTATTAATAACAGTTGAACTTCCACCAAAGTTTATTAAACCTGTACTATATCCTAAAAAAAGTTCAGTATCAGTATCAATATATCCTATTGTACCACCTGTTTGAATTGTCATTGCACCATCACCTGTAGAATTATTAAAAACTAATGGACCATTTATATAATTAACTACATTTTTACCACTATTACCAATATTAACTCCAAAACTTGATGCTCCAATATACATTGAAACATAAGTCGATGTATCTAATGATGATGTTTTAATACCAGCACTAAAGGTTTCTAATGCTGTCGCTGTATCAGCATATGTTTTTCTTAAATAAAGTAGATTTGCTTGTGTTTCAGTAAGTCCTGTTGATGTAGAACTAGAAGATAGAAATACCGCATTATCAAAAATGGGTAAATTTTCTGTTGGAGGATTATATGATGCCATTATTATATTTATACTATTTTAATTTTAAATGTTTTTTATGCCATCATTATATTAGAAAGTTAAAAAAAATGATTATGCTATTTTTACTAACTTAAAATAAGAATTTCCAGTGCTTAATAATAATGTTGTTCCTCCTGCATAAGTTGCTGTTATAGTATATGTGGTTGAAGTATTAGTTCCTAATGTAATAACTTGTGATCCTGAAGAAACCATATTTGTTGAATTGATGGTTGAGTAGCCATAATTAGTTCCATTTACTGCTCCACCTGATAAAGTTGTATAAAATGATGTTGGATTTGTTGCAGATGTTATATATATAGCATAATTAATTACATATACACCAGCAGTAGTAATAGTAATCGTTCCTACAGATGCAGGAGATGTCGGTAGAGTTGTTGATGAATATGTATAAAAATAAACTTTACCAATATCGCTATTTCCATAAGATGGTAAAGTAGAATAACCCATAGAAATTGGTGAATTGACAGTAAGTGTAGAAGTAGTAGATCCAAGTGTTATAGTTCCTGTTGATCCAGAACCATTTAAGATTTGAACATTGGAAGCCGTGTTTGTTCCATTATTAATATGAACCGCTCCTCCTGCTATGTTAGAATTTCCATCTCCAATATGAATAACAGTACTTCTTCCTCCTAGTGTACCTATATTTATAACACCTGTAGAATTTGTTGCTATATCAATTGTTGAAGATGCTGTTATAGGATTTAATAAATTTGTTAATATACCCGCACTAAATGTTTCTAGTGCTGTCGCTGTATCAGTAAATGTTTTTCTTAAATATAATAAATTTGCTGTTCCTACTGTAAGTACAGTAGAATTATTAGTTGATTGAAAAACCTCATTATCAAAAATTGGTAATGATTCAATTGGTGGTGTATATGATGCCATTATTATATAATAATAGAATCATATGTTTAAAACAATTATTAGATTCCATGATCTAAGTCAGAAATTGATTCATCGGTTTTTAATTTTAGACCTTTATAAACCCATTTACCTTTAAATTCTTTTGTAGTACATTTAAAAGATTTGTTATACACCTCATCAAATTTAGTAAATAGAACACTAACTTTTAAAGGCTTTAAACTATTTTCTTTACACCATACTTCGTATAAACTTTTAATATCAGATTTAAGATATAATTCTGATTCTGATGTATCAAAAGTATCGTCTATGAAATTTGTAATATTAGATTGCTCTCTAATGTATTCATTTTGTGCCTCAAGCATCTCACCAGTTGGATTGAATTTCTTATTTTTATAATATTCAATTGCACCATCTACACACCATGAAAAGAATTCATTCATATATTTTTGTTCTACTATTTTATCAATAGATTCAACTCTCACAAATTCATTAGACTTAGTTGGATTATCCACAAATCTAGCATTGAAAGGAACTAACCTTACACGATCTACATTAGCCCTATCGTTTGCATTGAAATCTGGTTTGAAATTTGTACATAACATTAATTTACATTGTGGGATAAATGTAATTGGATCTTTATACAATCCTCTAGCGGTTATAGAATCATTACCACTAATCATTTTAATAATTGCTTCATTAAGTGCATCATTTGCTTCAGTCTCACTAAATGTTGCCATTCTACAATCTTTTAGTTGTAAAACTTCTGTGCCTCCAGTCTTGCCTGAATTATTGTTGATAAAAACACATTTTGAAACTGCTTGATATTGTTCTTTTAATATCTTATTCATAAGGTTTAAAATCATACTTTTTCCATTCGCTCCAATCCCATAAAGTATGAAGTAAACACGTGCGGAAATATCACCAGATAAACAATATCCCAAAATCTTTTGAAGGTATTTTATATTTTCTTCATTATTGCACATGATTTTACCAATAATCTCTAACATTTCAGGACTTCGTTTTGTTGTGTATTCTACATCGCATTTATATGTAAAGTAATCATTTTTTGTAATAGGTCTCACTTTTCCATTTCGTAAATCAATCACATTACACCTATCAATTGGTAGTAGATAGTCGCAAGATCTATTTAGTTTGTCATAAAAATTTTCATCTGAAATAATTTCTTCATAATATCCATATACGTTTTTAAGATTTTGGTACTTAGATATTTTATTAGTTAGTTTTGTAAGTGTTATAATATCATCTCTAGATATTTTGTTTGATGATATATATAAACGTAATGTATGATCAAAGAAGGAAGACATATCATAAATGATAGTTCCGATACTAATTTGAGACCATAACATACGGGTATCTTCACCCATATCAAAACCATATAAATACTTTTTTGAATACTTATGTTTACCAAGTCTGAAATCTGAGTAAAATTTCGCCATCTTTTGCTCATTCTCTAGGATTGCACAGTACTCGGTAAATTCAGGATATTCATTAGTTAATAAAAGTTCCAAATTCATTAATATATATACCTAATAAACCTTTAAATCATTTTATAAGTTTGGTAATTTCCAAACTTATATTTTTATTTTTGGAACTTTTTTATTATCATACTTATTTTTATAATATTGATAAATATGGTTGAATGATATTTTTTTTATTTTTCCAGTTTTACTATTTTTTGGTAAATTATTTAATTCATTATATATATCAAGTATATCAAAATAATATTCATCTTGATTTTCATTTTTAAATCGTTCGATATGTGCTTCAATATTTTTAAGTAAGTAATTAAATTTTTTTATATGTATATGTTCATCACAATACAAAGTATATAAATCATTGATAATATCATCTAACTTTATTTCGTTATTCATTGAATTTATTTATTATCATTTTTTTAAATCTTTTTCATCTTTTTTTCATTTTTTTCTTTTTTTTACTTTTTCTCTTTTTCGCTTATACATAAAAAATATACACTAAAAATTATCCCAAAAAGTTCCAAAGTTCCAAAAGCATTATCAAGTTTCAAACTTCCTATTTTTTTTTACTCTCGTGTAGGCAAGTTTGTATTTTTTAAATGCTTTTGGAACTTTGGAACTTTTTTATATTATTAATAACTTATAGATATGATTTTTATGTAAAGAGTAAACGAGTAATAAAAATAATGGATCAAAAACAAAAGGAATTGAAAAAATACTCAGATTTTGAAAAAGTTAAGAAAATTGCTGAAAAAATGGGTTTAAATCCCGTTGGAATTTCAACGAGAAAAGATAAGAAATATATGATCATGGATAATAATGGTGATGTAAAACATTTTGGGCTGATGGGATATCAGGATTTTACGAAAACTAGGGATATGTTTAAAAGAAACAACTTTAGAAACAGAAATTGGAAATGGGAACATGCTGATAAATATAGTCCTGCTTGGTTAAGTTTCCATCTTTTATGGTAATTTATATATATAATCGTTTAAAGAGTATTTTGGAACTTATAATAAAATGCCTCCACCGCTTTTTGTTATAACAAAACAGAAAATAAACAATAAAATTATTATAGTCGTTAAATCTGTTGAGCCATATGATTATTATCCATATTATACAGAATGGATATTAGTATATAATCCAACATGGTACATATATATAAATGGAATACGTGTTAGATAAAAATATGTCAAAGACCTTTTTTTATAAAACGAAATCCTACATCATACTGACTACAGTTTTTAATTGCGTCTATACATGGTTTTTTATAAAATGTACATATATGGGGTTTAGAATAACTATATTGAAAATGTATACAATGATGACACGATCCTTGTAAGGCATCAACATAATGACAAAAATACAAATACAAATAAATAATAATTAATATCTTGATTAGTTTAATTTCTATAGAAACCATTATTACTATTATAAAGTATTAATTCTTTGAATTAAAACATAAAGAGATAAAACTTTATAATAATAATGAAACAAAAACTTGATAAGATTAGATTAAAAAATTTTGTTGATGCTAGTTATAAAAAGAAACGTGAATCAAGAAACGTTAATGGAATGATTTTAGATAATGAACTTTCTACAAGACGCGATAAAGTTTACGTTGATCCACAAACAGGAAGAGCAACTCATGTTATTGCTGGAACTGATAATATGAAAGATTGGTTAAATAATGCTTTAATTCCTTTTGGATTACATCATCATACTAATCGTTATAAGAATTCAGAATCTATTCAAAAGAAAGCAAATAAAAAATATGGAAAAGAAAATGTTAGTTTAATTACTCATTCTCAATCTGGAAATATTGCACAAAATCTTCAAAAGAGACATTTAGTAGGTGGTGAAAATACAACATTAAACCCGGCTATTTTAGGATCTCATGATAAGAATTTAAAAGTTGTTAAAAGTTCTTTAGATCCAGTTTCTTTATTAACAAGAACTAATAAAGATGATGTTATATTAGATGCTAGTTCTTATAATCCTTTAACAGAACATTCAACTTCTATTTTAGGAAGTGGAATTAATACTGAAATACAATCAATATTATTTTCAAGACCTCAATGGACTTTATTAAAGGCTAAATCATGGCTTAAGAAACATGGATATAAGACAAGTGTTGATACTAAAAAGGAACATTATAGATTTAGACAAACTAATCCTGATAATTATTCATCTTTTAGAACTAAACATATTGGAGATGACATAAGTTTTATAATTGGTATTAATAAAGATTTAAAGAAAAAAGGACATAAATATAATAATATGAAATCTGAATTAAGAGAGCAAGATTTAATTGATAGAATGGCAAAATTATCTCATGATTTATTTGTACACCATGCATCACATGGTCATAAAGATAGTTTACTTAAAGCATATAAATTAATTGGTAAAGGTATTAAACATCATATGGAAGGAAGTGGTAAAAAGACTGGACATAAGAATATTGATAAATTTAATGCATGGTTTAAGGCTATTGGTCAAAAGTTTAAACCATTAATGAAATTTGTATATCCTGTATTAGGTGCAGCATCTCACCGAGCATCAGAAGCAATTCATGATTTAGGTAAAAGCGATGCTCAACTAGCAATGGAAGAATTATCTGGTAAACCTTCTAGTTATGTTGAAGATTATCATGAAGAACCAAAGAAAGGACGAAACCAACGAAGACGTGAACGAGAACGAGAACAACAAGAATATGAATATGCTCATAAAGATATGTTTAATCAAATGTATAAACCAACAGTACAACAACCAGAAACTCCAGGTCATGAATCTGATTATTATGATGAAGAACAAGTTCCAGAATCAACCTTTTCTGCTCAACCATCTAGTTATGAACGAGCGTGGAACTCACGATATGGACGTGGTGTTCATGGTGATGGATTCTTTGATGATCTTAAAGGAGGATTTAGGAAATTTACACATGGTGCTGATAGAATAGTTCATGGTGCTGAAGATTGG